GGATGCACTAAAAGTTTGGGACTGTGAACAGGTAAACAAAACCTCGAAAGAGATTAGAGAGAGGTTCAAAAGGAAAAATATATTCCTTGGTACAAACTTAATTGCTGATTTAGCAACAGAGTTAGCCATTTCACTAAAGCAGCATTGTAGACGAGATGAGTTTATACTCAAGAAAGTTAAGAATTACAACTGCTGGCTGTTAATCAAAAGTGTTAGCATTGATAAGAATATATTCTTCTCTGTGTTATACAAGAAAGAAGATGTGTGTTTTTTGATGGAAAAACCTTTTAGGACTCTATTTGAAGATGACAAAGTTTTATGGACTGAGTTCATTTCGATGAACAAATCAAAACTAACTAATATGGTGAAATTAGACTCAACAATATTTGGCTTGTCAGCATTCTTTAGTGACATGTACAAAGAAGAAATAACAAAAGGATTTAAGAAAGATTTGTGTCAAAAGTCTGAAGCAAAGAAAATGGTTTGCTTGTCTTTGTTAATTGCAATGGATGATAAGACAATGACAGAAGAACATTTAACCATGCTTAGGTACATAGAGATGGAAGCATTTGTGGCTGACCCAATAGTTTGTGTTCCTGAAAAAATGATTAAGAAGTTTAATGACATACCTAGGAGCAGACTGGAAGTTTGGGTACAAACAAAGTTGCTGAGTGAAATAATGAGACTTAAAGAGCTTAAGAGATTCAGAAGAGAGGGTAGAGCTGATAGATATGGAGGAATGATGAATCCTTACACAGGTGCCAAATTAGAAGATGTATCTCAGCTGATTAATTTATTTTATTTGGGCTACATAAAGAATAAAGATGAAACACCAGAAAAAAACACGCTTTCTAAGCTATTGACAAAAATATTAGAATGGGAAGACAAGAAGTGCTCTAAAAGATTCCTAGGAAGAGAAAATCAGCCATTAGATAAAGAACCCCCAAAGCACAGCTTTAGTGTTAGTCTAATGAAAATAATGATTAGAGAAATGAAAGAAACACTCAAGTTGAGATTTGGCACAAATATCATGGAAAGGTTGTCTGATCACTTAATTAATTATGTGACAAGACAGAAAATAGAGGATCTAGCAACACTAAAAGCATCATCAAATTTTACAGGAGAAAATAAAATTTATAATGATAAGGAAAAGTACAAAAGGACTAAAATGATAGTAGCAGTAAGAAAGATAGTTGTGGAAGGAGATGTTAATGTAACAGACTTGCTAGAAAGATGCATGAAAGACATAAAGAGTAAAGGGTTTTTGCCAATTGACATTTTTAGAAAAGCACAGCATGGTGGATTAAGAGAAATATATGTCATGAGTGTAGAGGCAAGAGTTATACAGTTCATAATTGAGAGTTTCTTTAGAGCTATGTGTAGCTATTTTGAGGAAGAGACAATGAGTCATCCAAAGAACAAAACAAAAATACCAAAAAACCATGCAAAGAAAGCATCTAGCTTGTGGGGAAGCGAGAGCATAACAATGACATGCAGTGATGATGCTGAAAAGTGGAATCAAGCCCACTATGTTAACAAATTTACTCAGCTAGCTTGTGGCTTGACTCCAGATTGGCTGCATGCTTTTTTCATAGAAGGAATAACACCCTTTACTGCAAAGAAAATCATGATACCTCCTGATCTAATAAACATGTTCATGAAGTTTACAGACATAAAATCAAATGATGAATACTTTAAAAGGTTGTTTATGTCTTTTAAAGGCATACACAATCCAGAAAGAGCTGCTAGAAATGTGATTTTGTATGATAACTTGAGAAATGGTGACTATGAATTTGACAACTGCTTAGAGCATAATTTAGATATTATTGAGAAGGAGCTAGGGTTTGATCCTAGGAGGGTTGAAGATGACCAAATATATACAAGAGTTAGAGAATTATTAGAAGCAACATATTATGAATCATGGAATAAGAAGGGCGATACATTCATCTTCACTGAAACAGGCATGATGCAGGGAATAATCCATTTTGGGAGCAGTTTGTGCCACACTGGTTATTTGATTGTGTGTAAAAATGCCGTGATAGAAATTGCAGCAAAGCTTGGCTTAGAGATAATCGTTGATACTGTTCAATCCTCTGATGATTCTGCCATGATGGTTAGCGCAAAAGTGACTGATATACAGCAGTATTATAAATTTGTTGTGTTTAGTCTTGCAATATTCAAATTTAAAGGTTACTTGTCAAAGTGGGTAGCAATATATCAGAGCCCTAAGAGCACTCAAGGAATGGATAGGTCAATGGAATTCAATTCCAATTTTTTCTTTGGAGAAAATGTTTTTACACCAACAATAAAAGCTGTGTTAGCATCAACAACAATAGAAGAAACAGAATCTATAGCTTCTAGACAGGAGTCTTCAAATGGTTTAATAACAGGAGTTGTAGAAAATGGAGGCTCATTCTTTTTAGCTCATTTGTGTCAGGTATCTCAAGCAATGTTAAATTACAGACTCATGGGCAGTTCAGTTAATAGATATTATAATTATTATTCAAATGAAATTAAGAAGATAAGAGATCCTTCACTTGGTTACTTCCTTCTTGATCACCCAAATTGTGCTGGACTCTTTGGATTTAAATTCACACTATACAAAGCTTGTAGAGACACAGACCTAGGGATTCTGTATTCTAGACAGTTGAATGAATCAAAAAATAGAGATGAGAAGAATAGTTTAGAAATAACTAATGCTGGTGCATTCATCAATAACACTATTGTTTCTTGGGGAAGTAGGCAAAAATGGAAGAGATTAGTAGATGAAATGA